CAAGTATTTTTGATAATATCGCGCCCAAATAAAGTTTCAGTTTTTGCCACTACTCATAATCTTCCATAGGTCTTTTGCTTACTTCCATTGTAGCGGTATCAGTATGAATAACATAATGACCGTTATCACTATTATCACCGTCATTTTTATCCTTTCCAAAATAGTAAGATGAACATAATAAATTTTCATCTGTTTCCATTTTACCTATTTCGCCACCGCGAATATACTGACGATCAATTTTATTCCTTCCAATGTAGTCCAAAAATTGTGTCATCATCACCCTCGCTTCATGTCTTGTAATAGGATCACTCCAATTACTTTCTTCTTTGTTTCGATCTTTAAAATCTTTAAACCAATTCAAAGCAAAGTTTGGAAATTCAGTACCACCCCAATGATTAAATAAAGCAATACTTTCGTCACCGTTGCCGTCTTTAAATGATATACTTACTCTATCGCCCATATTTTAGTCCTTTCTTTTGGTTAGTATTAATATAATCATTTCCCATAAAATTGCAAGTAGTTATTATGCACCTTGCCAAGGATTTTTAAAAGTATTAGATTTCATTAAACTTTCCAAAATATTTCTATTTTGCATTTGCCAATCATCTGAGCAATTACGACTACAAAACAATCCGTCTTTTGGCTCTTGTGGAGTATGATAATTTAATCTAAATTTATTATCCCAAGAACTTGGCTCTATCCTATTTATCTCATAAGCATTTGAAGGAATTTCATGGCGGTCGCGTTCTTCCGCAGTATCAAAACTAAGATAATGATACTGATTATCATAAAGTGGAAGGTGTCCTCTATAACCATACCTCTTATATATTTTTTTCCCACATTGCTGACATCTAGGAATTTGTGTCATTTGCTACTCCTGTTGATACGACCGCCAAGATTTCCCTATTAGCTTGTCTAATCTTAGAAAAGTTAGAAAGTCTTTCCTTTGTTTCATTTGATACAATGGAAAGTTCTTGTCCTATTTCTTGATTATGTAGATCAACACAATCTCGAAGATCAGTCCAATACTTTTCTACTTCACTAACAAACTTAGCACTATCTATTAACGCGTTCATATCATTAATAATAGAAAGTTTTTCCAAAAAAGCCTCGCGCTGACAATTATGCATAAAAGTTCTTGATTTCTCAAATTCAAGTAATTGTTGCCAATCACTTTCACTTGACATCATCATCACTCTTGAATGACAACCGCCATTATTGGGAACAAGCAAAGCATGACCGTCAAGATTTGAAATATCACTATCACTTATATCATACTCACTTTTATTTTTAGCAACATTCAATCCTTGTATTGCTTTATCAAGATCATTATTTTCTTGATAAAACTTTGGGTTAGTATCCTTGTTTTCGAACTCGTAGTGTAAACTAGGATTAACATTTAAATTCATCAGATCATCATGATAAATCGCGGTCATATCATTTTTTGAATATAAATATTTAAATTGTTTTTCTACCTCATCATTGAAAGTGGGTTTGAAAGTAAAACAAGTATCCCATGTTGCAAACTTTCCACCATAACCACTACGAGAATATTTTTTTAAAATTCTCATCTCATCTTGAGGGTAGTTTTGGCATACAGTTGGCTCAATGATATTCTTCCAAGTATGATCTAGTCTTTTTTTGAAGTCCTCAACTGCTACTTTTAAATCTTCATCTGCCTTAGTAGGAGTTTGCTTTAAAATAATGTTGCGGTGGGATTCTTTTAATCTCTTTCTCTTGTCCGCATTTAGTCTAATGTCGTTGTTATTCATAATATATCCTTTCTTATAATATATTTTTAACTTATCCTAAACTAATGGGATAAGATGTCAAGTGAAAAAATAACTTGACTTTAATAATTAATCCTATAAATTTGAGATACTAATATAAAGGAGAAAGAAGATGAATGATTTAGTTAAAGAATGGAACAAAAGGGCTTCCGTATTAAACAATAGGCAAATTAAAGAAGTATATTATGAGAAAGATGAATATACAGATAGATATGGTGTAGTTATAGAATTACAAGGTGGTTTTAAATTATGGGTAATGTCAGATGATGAGGGTAATGATGTAGGTGCTATACATACTAATATAGAACAATTACCTTCCTTACCTAGAATATAAGGGATTTGGACAATGAGTGAATTTAAAGATTGGGTTATGGACGAAGAAGAAAGAAATCAAGAGTTAGAAACCAAAATTGCACAGGAAATAAAAGAGGAATTTATAAGTGAAGTTAGAGCAATATTAAATGCTAATGAAAAAAATTATGATGTTGGTTTGGCTCAAATTGTCGATATGGTACATGAATTAGCAGAATCATATAGATATTAATACGGAAGGTAAATGAAAGTGAACAGTAGGATAGAGGACATCATACAGGACATACGAGATTTAAGAGATGACGACTCTCATGTATGCCCTAATGATAAAGACGATCAATTAGAATGCACTTGTATTAAGTATGATCGTGTCATTGATAAGTTAGAGGATTTGTATAGAATGATGATAGCCCAAGGTTTTATAAATTAATGGAAAATTTGTTAGATAAGATAAATCCAAAATCACAAAAAGAAGCTGATTTAATATATGAAGAGTTAAGTTATAGAATGTGTGATGAGGTAATATATCAAGACGGCGAGGCTTCTCACGACGAAGCAAAAGATACTTTTCTTTATTTTTTAGAAAAAGCAAAACAAGTAGAGGCTTGTGGTTTTAAACCAACAATAGATAGTGATGTCTTTTATCCAAAGGGGCATATTCCTAGCGGTTGGGGAGAGTAAATGAAAAGCAAATACTCTTATGACAATGTTTTACCCGATTACATAATTAACAATCACGACGGCGAGAAACGGACAAAGCGCAAATGTTTTCATTGTGGTAAAGAAACACTAATGACTAAATTCCAACGGTGGTGTTCTGCTCATTGTAAATTCATGGCAACACAAGATTGCGACGGTCACGCTCAAGAAGATTTTAAGGTTAGTCGTTAATGTTTTTAATAATATTTTGGGAAATATTGTTGGTAATAGTAGTTATTGGGATTCTTCTACTTCTTCGATAACTTTAATTTCCATTCCAATAGACTCGCCATTAACAACATTGTGATCTCTAATCTCTTTTAGTTTGGCTTCTAACTCTGGTCTGGACATATTATCAAGTGAAGCAGTCACCACTTCCTTACGATCTACATAGAAACCCGCTAACTGACCGCGACGAAACTCTGCTTGAACGGCAGGTCCCAACTGACCATTAGCAATCGCTTGTTCTCTTAATCTTGATAGTTCTCGTTGATGACTAACAAAAGTAATTTTACTTGCTTCTGCATATTCTCTTTGTAAATCCTCAATAGCTTGCACCACGTTAGGGAAGTATTTAGGATTTCTTAGGTTGCAGGCTTGTGATACTGCTGATCGTTCAGAATATCCTGCCTGTCTTGCACATTCCGTCGCCGTGAGGCGACCGTTTTCTTTTACAAAGATTTCAACAAATCTTTTCTGTTTAGGCGACAAGTCGCCATTTTTAATCTTAGGCATTTTTTTACTTTAATACACTTTTTCAATTCTGTATAGATTATTTTAATTCAATATTATAATTAATAATACTACTTTCAGTTCAAAAAAGACATATAGAGTGAGTTACTTGTGGTTACTTGTGGTTACGTCATCAAAGTAACCGTATTATTGTTGATTTACAATGGTTTTTGACTGAAGTTACGTGGTTACGTCTATTTTGTTGAATTTGAAAAACTATAAATCACTTTCAGTTTAAAATATCTATAGGAAACTAAATATTGACAAAATAATCCTAGAAATTTATAGTTAAATAGGGCTAATGAACTATTCCTCCTTTATAACTATAGGACCCTTTCTTCGAGGTCGTTTTTTCATTGAGCATTAGCCCTTTACTATGAGAAAGAAAAATCACATAGAAGAAATCAGTCCCATGGTCCTTGTTTCGTGGTACGACGCCAAAGACGGAGAAACAGGTTGGCATAGCCTAGAGGATATAAAAAAAGAAAGACTAGCCATTTGCCATTCCATAGGTTGGATGGTATATAAAGACAAAGAAAGAACTGTGATCATGTCAGATTATTCAGAGTTCGATGAAGAAAAAGAAGGCGGACGACACATCGTCATTCCGTCGGGTTGGGTAAAATCAATTGCCTTTTTAGATGTAAAAAGATTGGAGAGAAATTAAAATGGATATGGAAAGACTTTTAAAATCAGTGCGTGACCATGAAGGTTACCGCAACAAAGTATACTTAGATACGCTAGGAAAGAGAACGGTGGGCGTTGGGCACCTTTGCGTTGAAGATTTTTGGGAAGATGATAAAGAATACGACGAACAATTTTTAATGGAAATATTAGAAAAGGATTTAGAAAATGCAATATCGGGCGCTGAAGAATTACTCGGTGAATACACGGTCCATGATCAATGCAAAGAGATTATCGTTGAAATGGTATTTCAATTAGGAAAGACCGGCGTGAGTAAATTTCGTAACATGTGGGCAGCGTTAAAGGATCAAAGAATACCAGATTATAAGACCGCCGCGGCAGAAATGCTCGATTCGCGTTGGGCAAAACAGACCCCCAATCGCGCAAAGAAAATGTCAGAACTCATGGCAAGCCTGGCGTAGTGGACGACGATTTACTGAAATGGGACGGCTTTGACGACGCTGTTTTAGGCGTGGGGTCCCGTTGTGATATGGACGATGTATTAGTTTATAGCAAAAAGAAGATGGCATATATCTTGAGAGACAGAGATAACATGGACGTAGAAGAGGCGATAGAATACCTCGATTTTAACGTTTTAGGGGCCTATATAGGCGAAAGAACTCCTATCGTAGTAGAGGACTTCATCTAATGGAAGTTTGCCCTATCTGTGAGTTCGATATGGAGGATTGTGATTGTTTAACATAATCATAGCCACTTGTTTGGTCTTAATCACGCTTTTATTAATATTTTTATGTGTGATGATCTATGCGATTGGTGATCAATTGCACGAGAGCCGAGATCCCAATAATAAAAGAGATTGATTTTTTATCTTCGATTAGTGTAGAATAGGAAGTTTACGCACTATATTAAGGAGATCAAAATGAACACAGAAGAATTAAAAAGTATTATCGTCTATTTAACGGACAAAGTATCAAGACTAGAACAAGAAAACATTACACTATCGGGTAAAAAAATGTGTGAATGCGCTGACGATGAGCAAATCCCAACATCTCCCACTGAAAATATTATAAGTTTATTTCCGAACGCGAAGGCGTAAACGAATACGGCGACGATTTCTTCTTTTTTTCGAGCCTATTTTACGACGGCCTTTGTGTTTTTTCTTTTTTAGAACGGAGCTCATCTCTATCCTGGTCCCATTGCTGGACTCTCGCTCGCCAATAATCTCTCTCTTTCGCGGTTAAATCTTCCCAGCGAGCTTGTTTAAATCCTTTCTTGTCTGATTTATACCGAAGGTTCTTTGCTCTTTTATCATAAATTACATTTTCCACGGCGGTATCAATCATTCATTTCGATAAATTTTTTTTCGTGTTTTTTCCAAAGACGACGACCCTCTTCTAATGTTATCTCCCAATCAATAACATCAAACTCTTTATGAGAACCGTCAGTGTAATGAACGCGGACGCGGTTTATAACGTCACCAGAATCTGGATTTTTTTCTTGAAATCTAATAACGCCACTAACTATTTTTTTTAGCATCGGGAACGTGTCCCTGTGGGGACATGTTAGTGAAGTACGCAGCGCGCACATCTTTTATCGCATGCTGAAGATCCGCCTTTTCTTTTAATATCTTATATAACTCTTTAATATGCTCGGCGTGATCGTGTTCTGCACTTGTAATATAACTACAAGTATTAACTAATAAAACCTCTTTTGCCTCTAACTCTGATAAGTCTCCAATCATTTTATTTAAAACTGATACGTATAATGCTTTTCTAACATTATCTCTGATCTGTTGATCCAACATTGTGGTCTTCTCCGTTCTGTAAATTTGGTTGATTACTTTCTTGTTCGTGTTCTTTGTCTATTAAATAATGTAAATACGAACCCATAGACATATACTTTTTCTGTGCCATAGGCTTTGCCTTATTGTACACATCAATTTTTATGGCTACAGATTTATACTTAGATATGTCTGTCATTTCTTTCTCCTAAAATATTTATTATATTTCATATATTAATAGGTATATATGGGAAAATACCTAATAGTCAAGGACTATATATCTCTTTTATAAGTTAAATCTTCTAGACTAGCAGCTTGAACGCAAACAAAATTCATAACGATCTCATCCTCTAAATCACTTAAATCTTCTCTAACCATTTTATAATAATTATTACACTCTTCAAAAGTAGGATGATTAATTTCGGACCCTACACGTATACATTTTTGATTTTCTGCTAGACCAATACATACCCAACCTATTAAAAAAAACTTTAACATTATTCTCTTTCCATAAATTTAAATTGAACTCCTAACCTTATCTGTTCCCTGGTCCGGTGTCTATTAATTTGTGTCCCTACACGACCTGTCTTTCTGTATGATTTAGTTTTCACGTCGATAAGTTTAATATCTCCTGTATCGGGATGAATAATCACTAAGTCGATAGAACCACTAGCAGAAACGTTTTTAAACACCATATAACCCTTTTCAAGATACTCTATGGTAGCTTTATACTCATTAACATCTCCAACTATTGCTTTTCTATTTCTCCCCACGACGGTCCTATCTCCATGTCTACCTTTAATGGCACTTTAAGTTCAACGGTATTTTCCATAACTTCCTTTATTTTTTCAGCTTGGTCTGGTGATTCAATAGAACAATTTAATTCATCATGTACTTGTATGTGAGATACAATACCTTGTTCGTATAAATCAACCATGGCTTTTTTTGTCATGTCTGCACTTGATCCTTGTATTAATCTGTTTAACGCTTTGTATGTCCATGCACGTTTTAAATCACGGCCGTATTCTTTTTCTGCCTGCCATAGTGGTAATGGTTTATGTATTCCAAATGCTCGCGGCTCCCATGTATCAAATCGACATTTACGACCTAGTAATGTTCTTAAAAATCCCACGTTCTCTGCCTTACGAGTTGCCTGTTCCATTAATTGTTTTACAAACGGAACGTTCGCGTGAAACTGTGTAAATAAATCTTCTGTTTCTTCTTTATCTAGTCCTAATTCACTAGCAAGTTTACCTTTGCCCATACCATACATCATACCTAAATTAATTGTCTTAGCTGTTCTTCTATCTATTCCTGCCATGTCAGCGACTGCCTGGTGAAAGTCTGGGTCTTCATGTTTATAAGACTCTATCACTTCGTCCGCGCCTTTTAATCCACCGCTAGTCAAAGCTGCAAAGTGAACTAATACACGAGGCTCTTGCTGTGAATAGTCAAAGCTACCCCAATCACACTTTTCATCGGGAACAAAAATAGATCTGATCATGGGTCCGATGTCCTTGTTTCTTGCAGGAATTTGCTGTAAATTTGGACTACTATAACTAAACCTTCCTGTAACGGTCCCTCCGGTCTCTCCTCGCATTTGATGGATATCAGCGTGTATACGACCTTTATGTTCATGTGTAAGTATCGTATCAATAAAAGTTGTTCTGGCTTTATTAAACTCTCTGGCCTGCACAATCATCTGTGCCAGAGGATGTTTGTGAGTTGTTAGAAAGTTCTTATCAAACTTAGGTTGTCCAGATTTAGCAGTTCTTTCATACTTAATTTTTAATTTGTCAAAGGCTTTGGCGACGCTGACAGCAGCCCATATATCGACATCTATGCCTGTATCTTTTTTAACTTGATGTAAAATATCTTTTTCTTTTTTACTTAAATCTACTTTGATGTGACTAGCCTTCTGTAAATCAACACGCACACCCTTTGTTTTCATATCTAACAAACAGGGAAAAAGCCGTGTTTCGAGATCAAAGATACTCGATAATTCTTGCTTAATTAATTCTACTTTAAAAAACTGCCATAATCTCAACGTCAGATCAGCATCTTGTTCTGCATAAGGACCTACATACATAGGAGGTAGCTTCCACATTTCTGCTTTCGCATCAACACCCCACTCTTTTGCAGCCTCGTACAACAAACCCTCTGACTTGGTATCTTTTAAATAATCTTTACCTAACTCATTTAGAGAGTATCGGAACCTATTTTCATCGATGAGCGGAGCGGCGATAAGAGTATCAATAATTTTACCTTTTACCTCTACTCCCCACCAACGAAGCCACCCCACATCATAGGAAGCATTGTGAAATATTTTATCACAAGGCAATTCCATAATTTTTTTAACTTGTCGTTTAATAATTTTTTCATCAAAGTTACCACCGCCCTCATGACGAATAGGAAAATAACCTTTCCAACCGTCCACAGCTATTGCTACACCTGCAATGTATCCGTCCCCTCTAGGCCAACCTGGCCCAATAGTTTTAATGTTAGGATCACAGGTTTCTAAGTCTATGGCTATCTCTTTTGCCTCTGATAAATCAGGCACCTTTTCAGGTGGTGTCCACTCGCTAGGTGGCTGAAACAAAGGCATTTGAGTCATTAGTCTTCTTTTTCTATTTCAGCAGCAATCGCGGCATACCCCGCAATATCTATGTACGAGTCTGGTGTTGCTTTATGCTTTATTCTAGCAACCTTCAATAACAACATACACATAGCTACATCGTGAGCGGAAATATCTTTTCCTAAGTAAGAACTCCATAGAGAAGCAATATTACAGTGCGTAATCGTTTTATCACCATAATCATGTGCTCTAGGCCCCGTTACTAATCTAAGAGCTTCTTGTAAGCATTTATCACTTTGCATCTTCTTTCTCCTTTAATTGTTGTAAATCTTTGTGTAATTGCTCTAAATCTTTTTTTAGAACTTTTACGGCTTTATCTAAATCATCACGTCGAAGTTTTGTACCTTCTGCTCTGACTTTAGAAATCTGTTTGATAGTTATTTCAAGTTGTTTAATAACAACATTTACAAATGACATTAAAATACCTCCGAAAATTCTCTGTCCGATTGCGATCGCACTATGTTTAAAATGTTTCTTGCACGAGTCATACCCACATAAAAAACTCTTCTTTCGGAATCTCTATGTCTCCAATATTCATCGTCTGCTTTACGAGATAGATCAGTCAACAACATGACGTTATCTGACTCTCCACCTTTTGATCCATGTATCGTTGATAACTTGATCCGTGGTTCGTGTCTTATGTTCTCACCACGACGTAAAACTGCTCTTACATAAATAGATTTTGACGGCGGTATATTTTTCAAAGCTTTAAACCACGGTAACTCTTTATCTACTTTTAGTCCATAATCTTTTTTCAAAGTTTCATAATTATATAATTTTTCTTTATCTGCTTTCTTCATAGCTTTATGTTCCGCTTCAATACCTTCTCCTGTCTTGATATAAGCATAACAGCTTTTTATCTCTTTTACACCTATTTCTTTACCTTTTCGTAGATCTTCCCATGCTAAAATAGCTTCATGTATTCTTTTATTTATAGAAGTTTTATCTCCACGCTTATAGTAATAACCATAAATTTTTAAATCCTCTTCTAATTTATCTAATCTATATCTATCTCTTGCCAGGATAAGCCACTGACCCTCTTTCATTTTTTGTAACTGCTCAATCGGATGTATGTTTACTTCACCGTGATCATCTCTGGACGTCCACTCTTTTTCTACTCGGTCGGTTATTCTTGTAATTAGTTTGTTTGCATGACGATGAATTAATTTAGATAATCTATACGATCTATTTAAAACTGTTCTTTGACCCTCCATATTAATTAAATATTCTGGTCTGGCCCCTGCCCAACGATAAATGGCTTGATCATCATCGCCTGCAACATAAACTCTCTTACTATTTTCTATAATTCTTTCTACCATTTT